GCCCACGAGCACGCTGCCCAGCATGCCGAGACGCTTACCCCGACCGAGCGCAGACACCTGCGCGACGACTTTATGCATGGTGTGGAGCTGGTCGACGGCACCGCCCGCCTGGCCGCCATGAACCTGATCCTTCACGGCATCGGTACTCCGCCCGGCGAGAGCCTCATCGACGTGAAGGTCGTCCTCGAAGACCTCATGCGCTTTGCCAAGATCAACGAACCACCGCTGCGTATCGCCAAGGGAACCGGCGCGTCCGACCCCATGGCTACCGGCGTCGCTATGGGCCGTCAGGAAGTCGTGAACCGCATCCTGGCGATGATTCATCTGCCCCTCTCAAGGCGGTTCTTCAACAGTGAGCAAGACCACGAATGAGCGATACCACCGGAACGACCGGTGCCGCGACCTCGGCAGCAGACCTGCTTGGCGGCGGCACGACCTCAACCACCGCCACGACCACGACTGACGGCGGAACCACCGGCGCCACCACCACGACCACGGGTGCTGAGACGACGGCGACCACCGCGACGACGGAAAAGCCATCGTGGATCGACGCCCTTGATGATCCCGAGCTGAAGGGCTGGGCGCAGAACAAGGGCTATCGCGAGGTCAAAGACCTGGCGACCGCGCATCGGGGACTTGAAGGCCTCCTGAGCCGCGAGAAGCTGCCGCTCCCGAAAGACGAGGCGGATGCGGAGGGCTGGAACCGGGTCTACAGTGCGCTCGGCCGTCCCGACGACAAGGGCGGCTACAAGCTGAGCGAGATCGCCAACGCGGACCCGGAGTTCGCTGATGCGGCGGGCGATTGGTTCCACGAAGCGGGGCTGAACGCCAAGCAGGCCAGTGTCCTGGCCGGAAAGTGGAACGCCCACCAGGAGGCCGTCGTCGCCAAGATGGAAGCCGACTTTCAGGCTAAGTCGGGGGCGGAGATGTCGGACCTCAAGACCGAATGGGGGCCGAAGTTCGACGCCAACACTGAGCTCGCCCGGCGCGGCGCCAAGATGCTCGGCTGGGACAAGGACACCATGTCGGGCGTCGAGCGCGTTCTCGGCACGAAGGGCATGATGACCGCGCTCTCCAAGATCGGCGGCGGCATGGCCGAGGACAGCTTCATCGACGGCGAGGGCCGCAAGACGTTCGGCATGACGCCCGATCAAGCCCAAGCCCGCCTGAACACGCTGAAGGCGGACAAGGAGTGGGGCAAGAAGTACCTCAACGGCGACGCCGACGCGCGGACCGAGGTCGAGCGGCTGAACCGGATCATCTCAGGCACGCCGCTGGCGGCCTGATCCTCCCGCCGAACCGGGAAATGGGCCGCTCCTCACCGGGCGGCCTTTTTCGTTGCGCCGCACGAAAAGGCGCTTGCGGCTAGGCTTGGTAAAATAGGTGCATCGCTTCGCGCTTCGGCGACACCCCGAAAGGGCCGCCAACTAGAGCCGCAGGCGGTGCAGGCCCCGCGCGAGCGGACACGCCGGACGGACAATTCAACCCCATTCGGAGTGAACCGCGATGTCGGCTCCTATCGAGACTTTCTACATCCAGAGCTGGGCCACGAACATTGCCCTTCTGGCGCAACAAATGGACTGCCGTCTCGCCGCCGCCGTTGGCAGCGGCACTTATAAGGGCGAGGCCGCCTCTATGGTCGAGCAGGTCGGCTCGGTTCGCGCCCAGAAGAACGGCGCGCGCGGTGCCGCCGTGCGTCCAATCGAGGCCCCGACCGACCGCCCGTGGGTCTTCCCTGAAGACTACAACCTGCCGCAACTAGTTTATAAGGCCGACGAGCTGCGCATGGTGGTCGATCCGAAGTCGGCTTTCGTTCAGAACGCCGTCTCCGCCATGAACCGAGCCAAGGATGACGAGATCATCTCGGCGTTCTTCGCTGCCCGCAAAACCGGCAAGAATGGCGGGACCAGCACCGCGTTCCCGTCGGGTCAACAGGTCAGCGTCAGCCTCGGCGGCGCCAACTCGGGCCTGAACATCGCCAAGCTGCGCAAGGCCAAGCGCATCCTGCTGGCGGCGGACATCGACGACAGCGACCCGCTGTATTGCGCCATCACCGCCGCGCAGAACGACGACCTCCTGAACGAATATCAGGTGGTGTCGAAGGAGTTCAACGCGGGTGATGCGCCGCTGGTCGAGGGCAATGTGCTGAAGCGCTTCCTTGGCTTCAACTTCATCCACGTCGAGGGATTGCAAACCAACGGCTCCGGCCAGCGGCGCGTTCCGTGCTGGGCGAAGTCGGGCATGCACCTGGGCATCTGGAACGACATCAAGACCGACATCTCGATCCGCAAGGACATCGAGGGCCTGCCGACGCAGCTCTACGTCGAGGGGACCTTCGGGGCCACGCGGACGGAAGAGAAGAAGGTCGTCGAAATCCCGTGCGTCGAATCCTAACCGCCAAGCTGAGGGAATACTGACATGGCAACCGTCAACACCACGGCAACGGCGATCACCAACGCGGACGCCCAGCCGAAGTCCTTCACCCCCGCCAACGTGGCCGGCGCCTATCTCCGCGAGGCGGTGGGCACGGTCGAGGTGGCTGCGGCCGACGACGATGGCTCCACCTATCGTTTCGCCCGCATCCGCTCCTCGGCCCGTATGTCGTCGATCTCCGTCTTCAACGACGCGATCACCGGCGGCACGTCCTACGACGTGGGCCTCTACCGCACGGCCAAAGACGGCGGCGCGGTGGTGAGCGCGGCTCTCTTCGCGAGTGCGCTGGACCTGTCGTCCGCTTCGGCGGTGGCGGGCACGGAAGCGCTCACGGAGGCGACCGTGACCAACATCGACAAGATCGAGAAGCCGATCTGGCAACTCCTCGGCCTGAGCGCGGACCCGATGATCGACTACGACCTCACCCTGACCGCGAACACGGTCGGCACGGCCGCCGGTACGATCTCCGTCCGCGCCCGCTACGTGAACGGCTAACAGGAAGGGCGGGGCTTCGGCTCCGCCTGACCGCCTGCAAGGAGCGCCAGCATGGCGAAGGAGTATTACGGGGTCGCCGTCGGCGGGAAGATGAAGACCGACGTGACGAAAGCCACGTCGACCACGGGCGCGGCCATTGAGCTTGCGGTCGATCTTACCGCTACAGGCCTCACCAAGGAGCTGGTGCTGCTGGCGCTGGAAGGCATCGAGCAGAAAGTCCTTGAAGACACCTGGCCGCCCTCATGAGCGCCAATCCCTATGTGAACGGCGACAACGGCCCGGCGCGCGATTTCGCGGCCGTCACGACCAGCGACACGACCGATCTGCCGTGCCCGGCTCGCCGCCTCTACATCGGCGTCACCGGCGACGTGACGGTGGTTTCGGTTATGGGCGTGACCGCCACCTTCAAGGCCGTCCCCGTGGGTGTGCTGGACGTGATCTGCGCCCGCGTGAAGCAGACCGGCACGACCGCGACAAACATCATCGCCCTGTTCTGATCCGCCCGCGCGGGGCGCGTCCGTGGGAAAATAGCGGCATCGCTTCGGAGAGCCGCCTTGCCCGCCAGTCGAACCGACATCGTGAACCGCGCCCTGCAAAAGCTGGGCGCCGAACGCATTACCACCATCGACGACAACAACAGCCGCGCCCGCGCCGCGAAGGCGAACTACGAGCTGCTGCGCGACGATCTCCTGCGCGAGCATCCGTGGAACTTCGCTATGACGCGAACGACCATGGAGGCCCTGAGCGACGCGCCCGCGTTCGGCTTCGATCTCGCCTTTGAGCTGCCGGCCGATTGCCTGCGCGTGGTCGAGGTAGGGGAGTATCCCGTCTCGCTCGATGACTACCGCCAAGGCTCCAACGCGCCCTTCAAGGTCGAGGGCTCTCAGGTTCTATCCAACCAAGCCGCGCCACTGACGGTGCGCTACGTCCAGCGCGTCACCGATGAGAGCCGCTTCGATCCCGCCTTCACCGAGGCGCTTGCGACCCGGCTCGCCGCCGAGCTCGCCGAGGAGCTGACGCAGAGCGGGGAGAAGGTGCAAGCCGCCGCGCAGGCCTACGCCCGCGCGGTGCGCCGCGCCAAGACGCTGAACGCCATCGAGAACCCGCCGGAAGACGTGCCCGACGGTAGCTGGATCATGGGCCGCCTATGAGCCGCGCAAACCTGCTGATCGCCAACTTCAACGGCGGCGAGCTCTCCCCGCTTCTGGCCTCCCGCCCGGAGCAAGAGAAGTACCAGGCGGGTCTTCAGCTCTGCGAGAACGCCGTGCCTCGTGTGCAAGGGGCGCTGGAGCGGCGCGCGGGAACCTGCTTCGTGTCGGGCGTGAAGGCGAACGCGGATCGGACGTGGCTCGTGCCGTTCATCTTCTCGCAACTCGACGCCTTCGTTCTGGAGTTCGGCGACGAATACATCCGCTTCTATCGGGACCGGGGGGTCTTCGAGGCGGTTCCGGGCACACCCTACGAGATCGTCTCACCCTACGCCCTGGCCGACCTGACGGCGGACGATGGCTCCTTCGCGGTGAAGTTCTGCCAGAGTGGCGATGTGGTCTACCTGACGCACCCCAGCTACCCGCCCCAGAAGCTCACGCGCGTCTCGAACACGAACTGGACGATGGCGGAGTTCGTGCCGAAGGGTGGCCCCTTCAAGGACGTGAACACCGACGAAGCGGTCACGGT